CCTGACATCATACCAGACAAAGAAGGCCTTATTAAAGACTTTAAACAACGTACACAGGGCATGGGTAACGCAGAGGCCCTAAGTGAAGAGGAACTAGCCAAAATGGAAGAGTTCTTCATGAGTTTACCGGAAGAAAAGCAAGCTGAGATAGCTGCACTTCCATCTGAACAGCAAGCAGATGCCGTTAGGGCATTAATGCAATAAATGACTATACCAGGTCACGAAAGGAATTATGTATGAGCGAAATGTTAGATAGCACACCAGCTGTTGAAGACGTTCAAGATGTAGATGTAGACTTTGATGGATGGGATGACGATTCACCAGTAGGTGATGAAGCCGATTTTGACGGATGGGATGACGATTCTGATGTCGATGAGCCAGAAGAAGTCGAAGAAGTTAACGAAGATGAAGAAGAAGCAGATTCAGAAGATGAGACACCAGACGATTCAGAAGAAGAAGCAGAAACTGAAAAAGAGTTAACAGAAGAACCTGATGAGGTTCGCCTCGAAGATATGAAGTTTAAATATCTTGGAGAAGAGAAAACTTTAGGCGATTTAGAACCTGAGGAAGTTGTTACTCTTGTTCAAAAAGGACAGAATCATGACCGTATTCAAGAACAGCTAGAACCATTTAAGGAAATAGTTGACCTTTGGAATAAAATGGGTAAAAGTGACTTAAATCTTGATTCAATGTCACAGGCATTGATGAAGGATATGTATAAGCGTTTAGCTGAATACAATAAGTCTACACCAGAGATCGAGCAAAGAACTCATGAACTAGATGTTCGTGAGAAAAGGGAAAAGATAGCTAAAGAACTTTCAGAGCAACGTGCGAAGGAAGAGTCTCAGAAGCAAAACAGTACCAAACAAAGGTATCGTGAATTTGCCGAAAAGTTCCCTGAGGTCAAAGTACAAGACTTAGATCAATCTGTAAAAGATGCTGTAAATAAAGGTCAAGACCCAATAACAGCTTACCAGGAATACCAAGTAAAAAGCCTAGAGACTTCTGTTAAGAAACTAACTAAGCAACTTAACAATATGAAGTCATCTCCTGTCAGACCGTCAAAGGGTGGTTCTGCACAAACAGGCCAAGACCCAATGTTTGATGGATGGGATGACTAATACTGAAAGGTAGGTCAATTCCATGGCTGTAAATTTAGCTCAAAAATATTCAAGCAAAGTAGATGAAAGATTCAAATTAAACTCTTTAACAGATGCCCTAGTTAATCAAGATTACGATTGGGCTGGCGTTGTAACAATTACAGTTTATTCAATTCCAAACGCAACAATGAACGATTACGTTCGTACAGGTGCTAACCGTTATGGTACTCCTGAGGAATTGCAAGACACAATCCAAGATATGACACTTACTCAAGACAGATCATTCTCTGTTACTATCGATAAAGGTAACGCAACAGAGCAAATGATGGTTAAGAAAGCTAACAAGTTTCTTAAGAGACAAATTGATGAAGTTGTTATTCCTGAGATTGACACTCGTAGATTAGCAGTTATGTCTGCTGCTGCAATTGCTAATGGTGCTGTAGATACTACTGCTCCTACTAGCTCAACTGCATATAGCAAGTTCTTAACTGGAATGGAAGTTCTTTCAGAAGCTAAAGTTCCTATTAAGGGAAGAATTTCTGCTGTAACTCCAAACTTCTATTCATTAATCAAAGAAGATAACTCATTCATTAAGCAGTCTGAAATGGGTCAAAAAATTGCAATCAATGGTCAAGTCGGTGAAGTTGATGGTGCGAAGATCGTTATGATTCCTTCAAGCTACTTCCCAGCGAACCACGCTTTTATCTTGACACACCCTGTTGCAACTGTAGCACCTAGAAAACTTGAAGAGTACAAGATTCATGATAATCCTCCTGGAATCAATGGTAAATTGATTGAAGGTAGAAATATCTTTGATGCTTTTGTACGTAACAGTAAAGTAGATGCAATCTACGTTCAAAAAACTGCTGCCTAAACCAAGGAGGTAAATTATGGGCTTAACTGCTGCTGAACAAAAAAAGTATAACGAAAGAGTACCTAAGGACTATATTCATCTAGTTTCCGTTAGGGTGAATGAAGAGGAAGGAACAGAAGATGTCATCAATCAACATGTGCCTGCTGTAAATGTAGATGTACATATTGAGAAGTATGAGTTCATGTTCTTTAATCAAGAGGAAAAGGAAAAATACTTAGACAAACTTGTTGAGGATGCAAGGGAACAAGGCAAAAATCTTAGCAAGGCTGCGTTAACTCCTAAGTGGTATCGTAAAGCTCAAGTTTACAAAACCAAAAGCATCTAAGTAACTCTGTGACCGTCAGAGGGGAAAAGATTTAATGTCTTTCCCCTCTTTTTATTTTAAGTGAGGTGTAATATGGCAAAACCAACAGCTAATGATGTATGGAATAAGATCAAAGCATTGTTTGACGAGCTATCAAAAAATGGCGTAGAGATTGGTGAACAGGCCAATAAGGATTTAGAATTAAAAGCCATTCAGTTTATTGAGATGGCTCAACAAGAAATGATTGATATGTCAAAGTACATTAAGACATACACCTTTTCAAGAAAAGCATTTGAGAATCAACTAGGTAATACCTTTGATGTCAAAGCCTTTGAAGGAGAGGACTATTTTACTGATGGTGTGCTTGCTAAGACATATAGCTTCAAAGTTAATGGACCATGTACTGTTGTTATACAGGAGTATAACGGTGCTTCATGGGATGACGTGACATCTTTATCCATAACTCCAACAGAAGCCAAATATGAGACATTTAACGGGGTTACAGGAACTACAAACTTAACACGTTTAAAGTTTACAGGCACAACATATTATTTATTTAAAGATATTGCACTATGGAATATCTTATTTAGCGAAATACCAGACTACGGAAGATGGATTGAGATCACATTGCCAGATGACCTATTAAGGTTTAAGGATGTTAATATTGTTGATGGTTCTGATTACGGTAGAGCTGGGCAATACAATTTAGAGGGCGAAGATAAAATCTTTATCAGTCATAACTTTGAGGGTGATTTAAGGATTAATTACTATGCCATTCCACCAACTGTTACTGCACTTACTGATGAATTAGAAGTAGAGTGGGATGATGTAAACTATCTAGCCTTTTATGCTGCAACATACCTTGCTCCAAACGAACAACCTTCACTAACTGTTTTGTTCGAATCAAAATACTTAAGGTTAGAGAGCAAGTTAGATAAGCCTGTACAACCAGGTTTTGTAAAAATACGTGATACCTTGCAAATAGGTAGGTTAGGAGGCATTTAATGGGATATAGACCACCTAAATCTCCAAAGCCAGTACCTATGACAAAGTTTCTAGGAATCAATGAGGCTGTAGGTGAAACTGAAATTAATTGGGGAGAAGCAGTATACCAACGTAATTTTAGAATCACAAAGAACTATAAACCTCAGAAAAGAGAAGGATGGGAAGTATTTGTTAATCCTTCAACTTCACAACCTTCTACTGCTGGTTGGATAGGTTTGATTGATGGTAAGAATGTACTTATCCATTGTTCAAACAATAATGTATATGAATATAACTTTGATACTCAAATTAACACAAGTATTGGTACAACTACATCTGATGTTAAGACAATCATACTTTATCAAGAAACTCTCTACTTTTTTGATGGTAGCAAAATCAAGTCCTATGATGGTACAACTTTTGGTAATGCTACTCCTTACGAGCCTGTTGTCGAGATTGGTGGCGAGCCTGATGGAGCCGGGGCAAGCTCATTCGAAGAACTCAATCTTTATACGCCTAAGGCTAGAGTTAAGCGTATCGGCAATGGCACTTCGACTCAGTTTGATTTGTTATTTGATGCTGTATCTGTTGAATCTGTTACCGTAGATACTGTTGCAGCCACATTTACTTTCTCAGCACCAAGGACCATAACAATCACTAGTGGTACACCAGCTGATAATGCTATTGTTGAAATATCGCTTACTCAGAGTTCGTCAAATGCCTCTGTAATCGATTCTAATGACAGAGCTGTAGTATTTGGTCCAAATGATGCACAAATCTTTATATGGGGCGCAGATAACAACACTGTACGCTTTTCTGGACTAGCTAAACCAATGTACTTTACTGCTAACACTATTTCAAAGGTTGGAACAGACGAGCAACCTATTAATGATATGAAACCTATCAATGACCGCTTGCTTGCTTTTAAATCTGATAGTGCCAAGTATACATTTGCTACAGCTAATCCATTGTATGATACAAACGAAGGACTCAATCAATATGAGTACCCATTCTTTGATATGAACGATAGATACGGTGGCGTAACAACTGCTGAGATCGTTGGTCAAACTCCTTACACCCTAGATGGTGGAGCTATTCAAAAATGGAACTACCAATCAGTAGTAAACAACATTGACCCAGAGGACATATCAGATAGAATCAGAATCACTCTTGAGACTTTAGACCTGACACAAGCAGTTACATTTAACTACAAAAAGAAAAAAGAGTATTGGATAGTCCTAGATGGTGTTGCATATATCTATAACTATGGTACAGATGTCTTTTACACATTTGATAATGTAGAAGCTAAGTGGTTCTATGAAACTGAGGATAATCTATACTTTGGCTCTGTAGACGGTGATGTAAGAAGGTTTAACAACACACTGACAAATGACAACGGAACAGCTATTCATGCAAGAATGGAAATGGCGTTTACTGCCTTTGGAATGGAAAACTGGTACAAAAGTATCTATTTTGAATATTTCACTATTGCAGCGGCTAATAAGACATCTCTCACTACAGGATATGCAACAGATGAAGAGAATGATATAGCAACAGAGAAGTTTACTATAGGCTATAACATTTTTACATTCAATGCTGTAAACTTTGGTGAGTTTTCATTTAAGACAAATAGAAACCCACAAACAGAAGCTATTAAGTCTAAGATCAAAAAGTTTATTTACATGAAACGTATATTTGAGAATAATGAGTTAGATGAGACATTGACCATTATCTCATGGAAACCAATGCCACAAGCAGTCAAAGAATTAAGGTAGGTGGATTATGGCTTATACAAGACCAACTTATGCAACGAATAACGTACAACTACAACCAGATGAACCAGTTATTACCGCCTCGGCTTTAAAGCTAGTCTTTGACCAGGTAGGTATTGACACTAAAGCGTTCATTGAATCATTTCTAACAGAACTTGAATCAACAGTAGGTTCTGCTAATTTAGGTTCAGCAACAATAGCCGGTGTAACTGGCAACACAGTTTTTGAACAGATCGAATCATTAAAGACA